CGACGGCGTGCCGGGCACCGTGAAGACGCTGTACGGGCAGACCTGGCCGCCGCACCTGCAGGATGACAACGCGATCAGCGTGACCTGGTGGGGCGGGTACGGGGCCAGCGGCGCAAGTGTGCCGGCTGCGATCCGCCACGCCATGCTGATGCTCGTGGGCTTCTGGTACGAACACCGCAGCACCGTGCTCGTCGGCAGCATTTCCAAGCAGCTTGAGTTTGCGGTGGAGTCGCTCCTAGCATCGCAAAAGTGGGGAAGCTACCGCTAATGGACGCAGGCAAACTTCGCGAGCGTGTCACAGTGCAGATCGCCAGCGGCACGACCAATGCCCTCGGCGAGACGGTGCTGACGTGGGCCAACTCGTCGGCCGTGTGGGCGAGCGTTGAAGGCGTGAGCGCACGCGAGGCGTTGATTGCGGGGCAGAATCAAGTCTCAATGAGTCACCGCGTGCGCATGCGGTATCTTCCGGGACTCACTCAGCAAATGCGGCTTACGTGGAGATCGCGCACGCTAGAGATCATCAGCCTGCTCGAGCACAACAACCGCTCTGAGCACGAGGTTATCTGCCAGGAGAACGTCGGCTGATGGCCGTCGCGGGGATCAAGCTCGAGCTCGACTCCAAGGAAATCGCGGGCCTTCGCGATTCGCTGCGGAATCTGTTTTCCCCGAAGGAAGTGGCCCCGATCCTGGGCGAGGCGCTGGAGAAAGCGATCTGGCCAGCCTTTCTGCGGCTCCGCGAAGTGACGCCTGTTGGCCCATCCGGCAACCTTCGGCGGGCTGTCAATTACAAGGTGAAGGTGTACCCGCGTAACGGCGGCGCGGTGGGGCTTATTGGCTACAACCGATCTGGCAAGGGCGAAGCCCAAGAGATCACTGCGGGCGGCGTGCAGGTTGGCCCTGACCGGGCTTTCCATCAGTGGTGGCTTGAGTTCGGGACAAAGCGGCGCGTGGTCAGGAAAGTGGCCAACAAGCCCTACACGCGCACGAGCAAACTCGGGAAGGTTCACCAAGTCAGTGGACAAAACTCCGTGATCGCGTCCAGCCAAGGCAGCTACGGCCAATTCAAAATTTTCAAGCGGCAGGACGGCAGCATTTTCACCGACCCGCAGTACCCAAAGGCGTTTTTCAAAAAGGCGAAAAAGGGGCAGGATCTAGTGATTGATCCCAGCCCCATCGGCGGCATCGACTCGCAGCCTCCGGTTGAGACGGCGTGGAGGCAGTCGCAGAGCAGCGTTGCCTTCATTCTCCAGCAGGAGCTGCGGATTTCCCTAGAGCGGGCTTTCTCGTCGCTTAGCTACAGCGGCACGGGCACGGTGAGCGGCACGCCTTAACTGCAAGCGGCGGCGGCCTGGCTGGCACGATGGTGGTATGTCGTTCAAATCCCCCGAATCTGTTGCGCGGTCGGCTCTAGTGGCAGACGCCGCAGTGGCTGCCGCGATCGGCACTCGCGTGTTTCCCGTGCTGGCCCCGGCAACGGCTGCACTGCCCTTTGCCACCTATCGCCGCTCAGGCGTGATCCGGGCGCATTCGCTGTCTGGCCCCACTGGCGCTCCAACAGTGAACATGACGCTCGACATATACGCCGAGACGTACGAATCGGTGCGAGACATTGCCGACAAGTGCCGCCGGGTTCTGGATGGGTACGGGGCAACGGTGAACAATGTGGAAGTGAAGAACGTCAGCCTCCAAAACGAGGCGGACGGGTTCGTACAGCTGGCCGGCGGCGACCTTCCTCCGGTGTATTCCGTTTCACAAACTTACGCAATCCTCTGGCAGGAGACTTAGAGCATGTCCGCAACGCCGCATGATGGAGCCGGAACCGTCTTTTCTTTTGGTGGCACCGCGTTCACCGTCACGAACATCGTGGTGAGCAACACGGACCCGGCCGCCGATGACACCATCGACGTTTCGCATCTCGGTCTGACCACGGGCAACAGTATCCGCACCATCAGCCGCCCGCTGCAGGGCTCGGCGACAGACACGGGCCGCGAAGTCGTGGTGGACTACCTCGGCACGAACATCATCAAGGACGCCAGCACTGGCACCATCGTCCTGACAACCGGCGGCGTGACTGCCATCAGCGCGGCCTCCACGGTTGTTTCGTCCACGCTGACGTTTGCCACGAACGACGCCGTGCGGGGCCAAGTCACCTTCAAGGTCGCGCGCTACTAAGCCTGACGGAGGACCGTCATGGCTACGGCGTGTGCTAACGTTTCCGCGACGTGGAACTCCACGGCGTTCGGCGAAGTCACCGAAATTAAGGTGGTAGCCGGCGGCAGCCTGCCGCTCGGCCGAGACAGTACGTTTGCGCTTGACGCAGGCACTATAGAGATAGCGTGCCTTGCGACTGCAAACATTTCGATGACGCAGCACGGCCTCAAGTCTGTGCTTGATCTGTCTGGTGGTGGCATGACCTTCAGCACGAAGGCCATCTGCCAATCACTGCAGCTCGCCGGGAAGGTCAATGATGTGGCCCGGTATTCGGCCACGTTCAAAATCGTGAAGGAGTGAAGATGGCACTGACGGCAGAGCAGATCCTAGCGGCAAACGATGCTTCCCTCTTGGAAGTGAAAATCAAAGAGTGGGGCGGCAGCGTTTTTGTTCGCGTGATGAGCGTTTCGGAGCGAGACGCTTACGAGCGCATGTGGATCGGGAAGAAGGATTCCGGGATTGAGAACTTCCGCACTGAGTATCTCCAGCGCGTACTCTGCGACGAGAAGGGCGAACTGCTCTTCACTCGGGAGCAGATTGACAAGCTCGGGCAGAAGTCTGCTGCCGTTATGACGCGGTTGTTTGATCGCGCCATGAAGCACAACGCGATGAGCGAAGCAGACGTGGAGGAGTTGGCAAAAAACTAAACGCCCGCCCTCTGAGACGGCTGATGTTTCGGCTGGCGGGCCATTTAGGCATGACGGTCGGCGAACTGTCCATGCGGATGGACAGCCGAGAACTCACGGAGTGGATCGCATACACGAGGCATTTTGAGGCTATCCCTGACTCGTGGGCTGAAACTGGCTTGCTTGCGAGTGCAATGCTGGCCCCCTACGCCCAGAAAGGGAAAGCGCCATCCGCTTCGGATTTCATACCGATTGAGAAACCGCCGCAGCACGCCGACCAGATGAAGGCAGAACTACAGAAACTTCTAGGAGCCCTCGGGCAATAGCAATGGCTACGATCCTCGGACTTGCGATGAAGGTGACTGCGGACGCTTCAAGCGTGCCGAAGTCTCTCACGCAAGCCGAGCGAGCGCTGAACAGTTTGCAGACGCAGGTGGACCGGGCCACGAAGGTCTTCGCACCATTCACGGAGAGCTCTGCCGCAGCGGCCCGCGCCCAAGAGCAGTTTGCAGAGCGGTTCGCCCGGCTGGCCGATCAGCTGCGGGCAAAGGCTGTTGGGCCGCGGGAGTACGCGGCGGCGTTTGCCCAGCTGACCGAGGAAGCTAAACAGGCCGCAGAAGCCTTTGAGCGTGGCATCGAAATAACACAGCGATACACGACGGCCGAGGAGGACCGCGCGGCTCAATTGCGAGAGATTGCTAGCCTCGTTGAGAAGCAGGCTATCACTGAGCAGACGGCGGCGAGGGCGAGGGCCGACATTACCGGCGAAAACGCCCGCGCTGCAGAAGACGAAAAGAATCGACTTTCCGAATTGAATCGCTTGCAGAGCGAAGCTTCGGCCTTAACGGAAAAATACCTAACCGATGCCGAGCGTCGAGCGCAGTCTATTCAAAAAGTCAACGCTGCCCTTGATGCCGGTAGGATCAGCGAGGAAACGCACAGGCGCGCTATTGAGGATGCTACTGGCGCGACAAAGGCAGCGGCCGAAGCCGAGCGGCAGAGGCAGTCGCTTTTCGAGGAAGGCGCACGCATACAGCGTCAATACGGCGATCAGGCCAAGGTTGTCGCTGATGAGATCGAGCGCCTCGTTGAACTTGAGCGCCTAGGCGTGATCGACCAGACGGCGTTGAACAATGCCGCGATTGCAAAGCTGGGCCTAGACAAGCAGGCCGCAGAGTCGGCGCGGGCGAGGTCTGACGCTGTCGCTGCCGCCGAACGGCAGCAGGCCGAGGCGTTTGCGGAAGCCCGCAAGATTGAGGAGCAGGCCGCCGCCCAGGCCAACCGCGAGCGGGCCGCGTTGGAGTCTGAGGCCGCGCGCATTCGCCAGGCCAATCTAAACGCACAAGAGCGATTCGACCAAGCTGTTGGCCGCGCGAGAGTCTTGAAAGAGGCCAACCTGCTTACGGAGCAGGAGTTTAGCCGAGAGCTGCAACGCCAGGCCGACCTGTTCGCGGCTGCCACCATTGCCGCCAACAAGTCTGGCCAAGCAATTGAACAGGCTGGCAGCCAGGGTGTGCTGAAGTTCAACGAGCTAAGCGGCATCCTGTCGGCCCTGCCCGGCCCGATTGGCAATGTCGCCGGCAGGATTTCGGGCCTCGCGTCCGCAGGCGAGGGCTTGTCGCGGGTGTTTTCTGGCGGACTACAAAACGGCCTCGCCAGCATCGGTGCCAGCGTGGCCGGGCTCGTCAATCCATTCACTGCCGGCGCGGCTGCGTTTGCGGCAATTGGTGCTGGTGCCGTGGCAGCTGGGCGCAACCTCGTGCAGCTCGAAGGCGAGGTCGAGCGGCTCGGGCAGTTGGCTGATCGCGTTGGCGTCTCGTTCTCGTTCATTCAAGTTCTTGAGGCGGCGGCCCTGCAAACTGGCACAAGCGTCGAGCAACTTGGCGGCGGCTTTACGAAGTTCTTGCGGGCGGTCAACGAAGCCCGCGACGGCACTAAGTCGGCCGTGGAAGCGTTCAAGAACCTACGGATTAGCACCGACGAAGTTCGCGACGGCAACCCCGAAACGCTCTTCCAGCAGGCCGCGCAAGCGTTGGCGCAGATGCCAGATCCCGCACAGCGAACGGCAACCGCCATGGCCCTATTCGGCAAGAGCGGGGCCGAACTGCTGCCGGTCATCAAGCAGCTCGGAACGGCTGCGTCGGACCTGGAGCGGCTGGGAGGAGCGCTCACGGATCAGCAGAGGGCAGACATCGACGCCTTCGGCGACGCGATGGACCGCGTAGGCGTGGCGTCTCAGGGACTCTATCGGCAGATTACGGCCAACTTCGCAGGCATTGGCACGGCTATCGCAAACTCCACTGCCGAGTCTATTGGCGGAATCAACAGGCTCATCAGAGCCTTGGATGATACGGC